CTCTACATCACTATACTTGAATTGTGTATACTTACCAGGAAATACAAACGCACAAGTAGTGCAGATGAAGGTGTATTCTGATCCATCACATAATATTAATTACCGAGACGGATATGTTACTATTACAGAACTTTCTGGTCCTGGTCATAACTTGACGTAATAGGAGAAAGAAACTAAAATGGCGTTAACAAAAATTACAAAACATATCATTCACGGTTCTTCTCTTATTCAATATAAGTATGGAACTCTAAGTGGAAACGTAACATCTTCAACCGATACACAAATGGGATCATCGGTTGATATCACTCCACAATATGCGGATTCAATTTTAGAAAATACATTTTCAGGAGATATTAACTCAGACACCAATGGTGATAATCAGCACTTTAGAGTTGCATTATATGTTAATGGTCAAAAAGAATATGAGCAAACTGAACTAATGGGTGGTCCGAGAGGCGGGCATCAAGCAACGCATCATGGTGGTAATAGTAATAGAGTTTTTGCTCATGCACACTATCAACATCTAAATAACATGAGACAATCAGTTGGATTAGTTCATGCATTTACTCCTGGTAGTACAAATCTTCAAGCATGTGCTATTCGTATATCATGCTATGAAGATGGTGGGGCAAATTTTCAAATAGCAAATGGATTTCTCATCGTAAAAGAAATATCTATAGGTATTACCTCATTATCTGGTAGTCAGTAAGTTGTTTGAAGTTTTGGATGATGTATAATGGCGTTAAGAAAATTAACCAAACACAGTGTAACGGGTTCACTTCTCATACAGTATAAGTATGCGAATATCGCTTCTGGTTCTACATCAGGAACTGGCGATATTATGATTGGTACACCTCTTTCTATGACACCACAATATGCGAATTCAATTATAGAAAATTTATTTTCCGGAGACATTAATAGCAATGATACTCGCAACAACGGAACAAACCAACATTTTAGAGTTGCATTATACGTTAATGGTCACAAAGAATATGAGCAAACTGAGTTACTAGGTGGACCTGCTGGCGGTCATGAAGCAACGCATTCCGGTGGTACTGGTAATAGAATTTATCAAAATGCTCAGAGTACAGTCAGTCTATATAACATGAGACAATCAGTTGGATTAGTTCATGCATATTCTCATGGTTCTTTAAATAAAATAGATATGCAAATTGCTTGCGCTTCATATGACAACGCCGCAAAAACAATGACAGTTTCGAATGGGTTATTAATAGCAAAAGAAATTTCTGTTGGTATTGTAGGACTTAACGGTCCTCAATAATATTTGAGATGTATAAATATAGATGAAATTATATAATTAGGAGTTTATAAAATGGGATTTAATGATACGGTTGGACCAATATTAAAGAAAACAGGTCCTATGTCTTTGGATGAGTTAAAGAGAAAAGGACCGCCAACAAGAGAAGAAATTGACGCATTAGGTGAAAAGTATGGCATGGGTATGGCATTGTCTCATCAAGAGCAACTGGCAGTTGACGAATACTATCGTACTAGGAAACGTGCAGACCACATTCCTACTATACTAAGTATTTTATATCCAACTTGTGAGTGGGGATTTCAATCTCCAAAAGAAGGTAATGAAGTACGAAGACCTGACGGTTCAACTTTTGTTAGTAATGACCATGATTCCTTTCATGAAAATTTGATTTGGGATGAGGACAACCCTCTACCTAAACCCACAAAGTCTGAATTGAAAAAAATGGAACCTTTTGTTCAAGATATTCTTGACCAGCAGGCATACATTGATTTGAGAAGAAAAGCATATCCTGGTGAGCAAGCACTTATTCGTGCGCTATGGGAATATGTAGTTGAAGGTAATAGTGAAACTATGGACGCATTGCAAGCACGAAGACTTGCGGTGAAGAAGAGATTTCCTAAACCAGAAAACAAACATTGGATGGTACAGTCTGAAGAGTATTTGAAAATTTTACCAAATACACCCGAAGATATTCTCAGACAGATTGATGAGGAAACAGCAAAGAAAATTGCATATGGTGGATTAGTTCCTGATGATGTTGATTCCTTAGTTACAAGAAAAACTTTAGAGCAATATGCGGAAGAAGCATTAGCAAAACGAAGAAAAGGCACTAAGATGGAAGCAGTGTATGGTACTATACCTGAGGGTCAAATGAGAAGCAACCCAACACTGAAAGATATCGAAGAAGAAGCGGAGAGGTTTAACCTTCCACTAACTGGAGAAGAGTAAAAGAGAGGTAAAAAATGCCAATTAGAAATGGTAAATTAATATTAGAAAGACAAGTTTCAGATTTCGCAGAACGATTTACTATCGATCCGACTGCTCTTTTGTCAGTTGGTACTGTTGTTCGTCTTGCAACGTCTGGGTCCTATGAGATTGAAACATCAACAGGTTCATCAGACAACAAAACAATTGGTGTTATCTATTCATTAGATAGAACTAATAACCCATTTGTTGCCCTAAAAGGTCGTTGTCTAGTAAACACTAGAGGTTCTGTTGCTAAAGGTGATACTCTTGTATTGAGTTCATCTAAAGGTAAACTAACAACAAACAATGGCGCGTCATTTACTGATGTTAAAGCAATTGCTCTAACTGCAGACAGTAGAGAACACGGTCAAGTTGAATGTTGTCTAGTTCGCGGATAATAAAAAGACTATAATTAAAAAACTTCATTATCTCCAAGGTATAAATACTATTAGAACATAGATACCTTGGAGATTTTTTTATGGCAAATCCAGCAAGCAGAAGCGATTTACAAGAATATGCACTGCGCCGTTTAGGTAAGGGAGTGATTGACATTAACGTGTCAACAGACCAAATTGATGATAGAACAGATGAAGCACTTCAGTTCTTTCAGGAATATCATTTTGACGGTGTAGAAAAAGTTTACTTAAAGCATAAGATAACCGCTACAACATTAACAATCACAGATTCCTCACAGTTCACCCTAGGTGAAAAGATTACTGGTGGTACATCAGGCGCTACTGCATTCGTACTAGACGCACCATCCGCAACAACTATTCGTGTTTATAGAGAGTTGAGCGATTTCACTCTAAATGAGACTATTACCGGTGGTTCTTCAAGTGCCACAGATACAGTAACAGTAATTGTTGCTGGTGATATCAAAAATGGATATGTTCCTGTAACAGATGCTATCACAGGTGTTGTCAAAGTGTTTCCATTCACAAATCGTAGTAATATGGACATGTTTGATGTACGTTATCAATTACGTCTAAATGAAGTTTTTGATTTAGCAAGCACTTCAGTAATATACTATAACATGGTACAAACACACCTCTCCTTGATAGACGAACTTTTAGTGGGACAAAAACCTATTAGATTTAATCGACATACCGATAGAATTTATGTCGATATGGATTGGAACGAAGATATAAAGGTAGATGAATATCTAGTCTTTGAGGTATATCGAATTTTAGACCCAACAACATTTACAGATGTTTATAATGATATGTTTTTGAAAAAATATCTTACTGCACTTATTAAATTACAATGGGGTAATAATTTAAGTAAGTTTGCTGGTGTGCAGATGCCAGGAGGTGTTACACTTGATGGTGTTCGTATCATGCAAGAAGCACAAACTGAAATCGATAAGATTGAAGAAGAGATGTCTTTACGATACGAGTTACCAGTAAACTTCATGACAGGATAATTAGATGGCACTTAATGCACATTTCAACCAAGGCGGTGGATTAAATAGTACAGGATATTCTCTAGAGCAACAGTTAGTTGAAAATCTATATATTGAAGCAGTTAAGATTTATGGTTTTGATGTTTACTATATTCCTCGCACACTCGTAGACATAGATACTATCTTCACAGAAGATGCATTATCTAAGTTTACCTCTGCACATCCTATTGAAATGTATTTGCAGAGTGTGGATGGATTTGAAGGTGAAGGTGATTTCTTATCTAAGTTTGGTGTTGAAATACGCGACAGAGCAAGTTTTGTAGTTGTTAAGTCGAGATGGACAACAGAAGTAGATAATAATGCATCATTGATTGTAGAAGGTCGTCCTAATGAAGGCGACTTATTATACTTTCCATTAACTGGTGGAATATTTGAAATTACATTCGTAGAGCATGAGAATATTTTTTATCAAGTAAATAACATCTACACATATAGATTAGATGTTGAGAGATTTGTTTATAGCAGTGAAAAACTCGACACTGGAGTTAGTGCTATTGATGCTATAGAAGATAGATACTCAACAGACATGTTTGAATATGAACTTAAACTTGAAGATGCTTCAGGTTCAGTTCTACTAGAAAACGGATTTAAGATTATTAAAGAAGATTACAAGTTGTCTGATACAACTACGTTCACCACAACTACACAGTCTATTGAACCTCTTGCAAGAAACTATGACTTTGGATTAAATGCAGAGGATGTCATCGACTTTAGTACAAGTAATCCATTTGGTGAGGTACAAAGATAATGCTAGGACAAAATCACTTCTATCATGAAACTATTCGCAGATGCGTTATTGCATTTGGTAGTGTATTTAATGATATTGATATTCGCAGAAAAGACAGCAATGGCGTTGCAATTCAATCAATGAAAGTGCCACTATCATATGGTCCTAAACAAAAGTTTCTCGCCAGACTTTATGAGAATCCAGATTTAACAAACGCACAACAATTAACACTTCCTAGAATGGGATTTGAGATTGGTGGGTTTACATATGATAGTCAACGCAAAGTTAATAAACTTAATGTGAGAAAGTCGTTATCAACAGTAAGTACTAGTCAAATAAAAAGACAGTATCAATCTGTGCCTTATAATTTAAATTTTAATTTGTATATTATGGCAAAAAATCAAGAAGACGCATTGCAAGTAGTAGAACAAGTTTTACCATTTTTTACTCCTGCATATACACTCACTATAAATGCAGTTCCAGAAATGAATATTAAAGATGACTTTCCAGTTATATTAGAGAGTTTGACATACGAAGATGATTATGAAGGTGATTTTGCTAGTCGTAGAAGTATCATATATACTATGACGTTCACCGCTAAGATGAATTTTTATGGACCAATTTCAGAGCAAGGTATCATTAAAACTGTCGTTGCAGATGCGTTCTTAGATACGAATTCTACGGTAGCAACTAGTAGATTGACTACAACCCCAAATCCAACATCTGCTGATGCGGATGATGATTTTGGATTTACTGAAG